TGCCTGTCTTGAGCAGGAAGGCAGTGAGCTTGTCCTGATTGAGGCCGCCCAGGGTCTCGTCCAGCGGGTGGCCCAGGTCGGCTTCCGGCGGGCGTGGCGTGGTGGCCTCGGGGACGACCGTGAGGGTGGCTGGCTCGGGCTCGGAGGCGGCAACGGGGCGGGCGGGGGTGAGGCGGATGTCGGCGCCGTTGGAGCCGTTGCCCCGGGTGCGGCGTGGGTTCAGCGCGGGGAGCTGCGCTTCGTTGGCGCCCGAAGGGCGGTTAAACGGGCCTTCGGCCCCCACTTCCTCGGCTTCCTCTTCGGCGATGATGCCGCTCAGGCACGCGGGGTACACGGCGCGGACGGCTTCGGCGACGGCGCGGGCGGTGAGCATGGCGGCGGGGTGCTTTGTCCAGGTGGGGTTCGAGGTGAGGCCAGCCTTACGTGCGCGCTCGATGGTCCAGACTACGGTGAGCGAACCGCCTTTGGGGTGCGATGCGGTGAGGCTGACATCGGTGTCGTTGTGCACGAGGTATTCGACGGTGCCGCCTGCTTTTTGAAAGCGGGCAAGCATGCACTCGCTCCGGAGGCTCAAACGTCCGTTGATGACGTGGTACTCGTGGATCACTCTGCCTAGGGGGATTCCCTCGGCTAGGGCTAGGAGCATGGCGACCGTGGCCTGCTCGGGGGTCTTGAATCCGCCCATACCGGATTTGGCGATGATGGCGGCGATGCGTTCCAAGCTGCTGACCTGCTCGTTGCTGATGATTTCTTGCGTGTTCATACCTCGATTTTCCCTTCTAAATCTGCGTTTAACTGCCTGCGGGGGAAACACTTCCCTTCACATACAGCTACGGATCCCAAGGGCAAAAGGTTTGATCTTTTTCAGAGAAAAATACGCCTCAAACCGTTGTTTTCGAGGGCTTTAACACATCCAGAAAGGGACGCGGTGCGGGCGCGGCCTCTCGGGAGGAACCTGCTTTTCGGGTAAGGGAATCCCCTACCAGCCCCCCCCGAGGGGCGGCCCATGGAGGTGAGGCGAAAACCGGCCTCCTGAGGTGCGTGTGCCATGGAGGTGGGGCGTGCAACGGGAGTGCCTTTGGTTCCCCCCCGGGACCGATACAGATTGAATGGCGTTCCATTGGGAGGGGTACGGGAGCCTGAAGCGCAGCCCCCCCGAGGGGCGGCCCATGGAGGAGGGGTGTGAAAGGAGAATGCCTTTGAGACCACCACTCCGAGGCCCTGCGCCGGAGAGCAGCGGAGGTTTGGAGGCAGAGCCTCCATAACAGACTGGTACTGGCCCGAAGGGCCAACAAAGGGGGCCTAAGGCCCCCGCAGGGTCTGGGGGCGCGCAGCCCCCGGGAGTGTGCGGGGCGATCCCCGCAAGTGTGTTGGGCCGCGCAGCGGCTGATTGGCGCAGCGACAGAGCGAAGGCGGGGACTGGCGCGCTGCCGCGCCCCGCCTAAGCGGCGGAGCGGAGCCATGACTCCTCACGCAGGAACTGCGCATGCATTTCTGAGAGGAGCTTCGGCGCGCCGCGGTGGACGTCTTCGGCACTGGGGGCGTGAACGGCGCGCAGTGTTGAGGGCCGGCTTGCAGATGAACGCCTTGGAGGTGGCAGCGGGAAGGGCGGCGGAGCGCGGGCGACGAACCCGCGACTGGCGCTCTGAGCGCGCGGGTGCAGCCAACGGAGCGGAGCCGCCTTCCCCGAGCCGCGAAGCGGGACGACCTAGTGACGCGTCTGCACGCCAAGGAGGACGTCAGCGGGGGCGAAGACTTCCCCAGCGTGCGGTGAAAGCGGGTGTTTTACACTGAAGGCCGTGGAGGTGGCGGCGGGAAGGCGTGGCAGTCAGAACGGGTTAGGGCCGCGGAAAGGCAGGCTGAAACGGAGAGCGAGGTGGTACGCGACAAAAGAAAACCGCACAGGTCGGGTAGTGCGATTCCCTAGGGATGAATGAGATTGTCCCCAGTAAGAAACGAGGGTCCGGCCAGAGGCAGGTGGTGCGGTACAGCCCGGAGTTGATGGCGGTCATCTGTGAACGGATCAGCCACGGGGAATCGCTGCGGGCGATCTGCGCGAACCCCGAGATGCCCAGTGAGGCGGCGGTGCGCTACTGGGTCAGCCAGGATCACGAAGGTTGCAAGACGGGCTTTGAAGCGGCGCGTGAAGTGCAGGCGCACCGGTTCGCGGAGGAACTGGTGGCGATGTGTGATGAAAAGCCCCCCCTGTTGCCGGACGGCCGCGTGGATCAGGGCTGGGTGACGTGGCAGAAGATGCGGATCGACACTCGGAAATGGACGGCAAGCCGCATCCTACCAAAGGAGTACGGAGAGCATGTGGCGTTGAAAGGCGATACGGCTGGAGGCGGTCTCAACATCAGGATCGACCTCTCTTAATGACGACGTACAAACCAGCCGGCCCTGTGTCGAAGGCGTTCATGATGGACGACTCGTTCTTCCGGGGAATCATGGGTCCGTTCGGAAGCGGCAAGAGCACCGTCTGTATCATGGAGATACTTAGGCGCGCCTCTTTGCAGGAGCCGGGGAAAGATAAGATTCGCCGAAGCCGTTGGGCAGTGATCAGAAACACTTACCCTGAGTTACGCACCACCACGATCAAGAGTTGGCACCAGTGGGTGAGCCCCGAGCTGGGCCGATGGGTGGACGAAGGCCCGCCCTTTCACCACATTAAGATGGGCGACATGGACCTCGAAGTCCTTTTCGTGGCACTGGACCGGCCCCAGGACATCAGCAAACTCCTCTCGATGGAGTTGACGGGGGCCTGGGTGAACGAGGCCCGTGAAGTGCCCAAGCCTGTGATTGACGGGCTGACCGGCCGAGTCGGCCGTTACCCGAGCATGGCGATGGGCGGCACCGGATGGAGCGGGATCATTGCCGATACAAACCCGCCTGACAGCGATCATTGGTGGTACAAGCTGGCTGAGGAAGACCACCCACAGGGCTGGAAGTTCTTCAAACAACCGGGCGGTCTAAGCGAACACGCAGAGAACCGTGAGCATTTGCCTGACCAGTACTACGAACGACAGGTGGCGGGGAAAGACCCGGACTGGGTGAAGGTGTACGTCCACGGGGAGTACGGGTATGTGCGCGATGGCAAGCCGGTGTATCCGGAGTTCAAAGACTCAGTGCACGTGGCTGAGTTCGAGGTGACAGAGAAACTGCCGCTGTATGTGGGTATCGACTTCGGGCTGACACCGGCGGCGACCATCGCGCAACGCACGCCAATGGGACAGTGGCGCGTCCACAGCGAACTGGTCACAGAGGACATGGGAGCCGTGCGCTTCAGCGAGGTGCTCAGGCGTGTGATGAACGAGCGCTACAAGGGGTTCACGTTCGCAAAGATCACAGGCGATCCTGCAGGCGATGTCCGGGCACAAACCGATGAGGTGACACCGTTCCAGATTCTTCGGAAGGCTGGTATCCCGGCGCAACCGGCGGCGACCAACGACTTCATCAAGCGGCGCGAATCGGTGGCAGGCGCGTTGTCCAGGCTCATTGACGGTGCCCCCGGACTGATCGTGCATCCACAGTGCGCGGTGCTGCGGAAGGCAATGGCAGGCGGCTACGCACTTAAACGTGTACAGGTCGGAGGCGCAGCCAAGTACCGGGACATGCCCGATAAGAACGACTATTCACACGTGGCCGAGAGCTTGCAGTACCTGTTGGTGGGCGGCGGCGAGGCGCGACTCTTGGTGAAGCGCACCCAAAGCGGTCCACGACCGGAGTTGGCGGTGATGGAATAGCCCCACATGGGCGGCGGGGTTTTGTTGGTTCCCTTTTTGTCTGAGTGCTGTACCTACTGTTGCCATGGTGGCCTTAGCCCAAATCATGTTGGATTTACTGCTTTCGGTGATCTTTGACCTATTTGTAGCTGCTGGTGGACGGCGGTGAAGGGCACCCAAAGCGGTCCACGACCGGAGCTGGCGGTGATGGACTAGGGCTGCGGCACGGGGGCCGCGTTAGCGGCCGGCGAGCGGCAGCGAGCATTGGGCGTGGCGGTCCAGGTGGACGTGAGGCCGGCGGCCCTTGCTTTGGTCCCGGGGGGCCAGTAGCCGGGGCCGCAGCAGCGGCCTGCGAGCTTGCGAGCACCCGAGCGCGAGTAAACGTTGCGGGCCAGAACGGGGTGAGCGCGATGGGACGGCGTAAGGCCGGGGCGGGCGGGGGCCACGCGGCGGTTCTTTCCGCGGGGGCGGGGTGGGAGGCCCGAAGGGCGGCGGGGGGCAGG